AAATGAAGGCAATTTACCTATCGATTGGGATGATGAGTGCATTATTATCAAATAACTCCTATTCGCAAAAACTAGAACAAACAGTAAAAACAGAATTACCTTGTTATAATACACAAGAACTCTTTAAGAGTCTCAGAGAGAAATTTAAAGAATTACCCTTACTAACAGGAAAAACAGATGATGACGCAAACTCAACAATGAGTGTTTGGTTGAATCCTATAGAGAATGACTGGACAATAGTTGCAACTAAGAAAGATTTAAGCTGTGTTGTAGGATCAGGCACTGATATGAAAATAATTCCGACCAGAAAAGGAACAAATATATGATTAAAAAACTAATAGCAATACTAGCATTAGTAACAAGTAGTGCATATGCTGATCCTACATTTACAGCGCAGGCTTGGTTAGTAGCAGATAGTAATGGCAAAGTGCTCGAAGGCTCTAATATGACAGAGGTTCGTAGTATCGCAAGTATTACTAAACTAATGACTGCTATGGTTGTATTAGACAGTGGCCAATCACTAACTGAAATCATTCCAAAAAAACTTTATAACAAACAGCTAACTAGGGAAACATTGATTGATTTAGCTATTGTTAAAAGTGATAACAATGCCGCTAAGATGTTATGTGATTATTACCCCGGCGGGTACAATAACTGTATAGAAGCAATGAATCAAAAAGCAATAGCATTACAAATGATTAACTCAACATTCACTGATCCAACTGGAAGATTTCATACCAATGTCAGCACAGCACATGATTTGATTAAGTTAGTATATGCGGCAAGCACATATCCGTTGATTGTTCATGCAAGTAATATGGATGCAGTTCGTTGGCCATTAACTAAGAAGAAAACTGTTGAGTTTAAAAACACAAACAGTCTAGTTGGTCACGGTTATAAGTTCTTAGTCAGCAAGACAGGATTTATTAACAAAGCAGGAGGTTGTATCGTTATGATGATTGATACTGCAAATGGAATCAGGACCGTAGTCTTGTTGGGTTCAAAGAATACTAAAACACGTATTCCTGAAGCAAAGATGCTATCAATGCTTTATTGATTGCGTTCAGGGAACCAATCAGTCAGTACACCCTCACGATCTAAATCACTAGTGATACAATGTAATCCACCATCCCAAAAATAACGATGACGGAAGTTGCACACGTGAGGTGTGATACCGTGTCTGCTAAAAGCATCAAATGCTTTTTGATTATATCCATTGACAATAACATTCTTCTTGTCAACCACAATCATATTCACATCAAATACACTTTCTTCAACATAACCAACCCAATGATCCATCCATTGTTCAACATAGTTGGTAAAGTCTTCGTTTAATTCTTCTCCGGGTACCCACCACTTGCCTCTGTTCTTTTCTTTTAGATGATACCAACCATGCATTTTATGCCAAGATTCATTTGGTAGATATATAACTTCCCAGTCTGGAAAAGCACCACTATAACTGATACTTCCCTCAATACTTAAAATTAATCCAGGTACTACCGGGCAAAAGGTACCATCGGTGTGACCACCTGTATTAGCCACGTGAACTCTATAGTTAGGTAATATGTTAGACAATCTAGCTTGGATTCTTTTTATTTCTTCTGTGTCAGTTACATCTTCAAACGTGCCAATCACCAAGTCTTTACCGATACGTGATATCATTGCACCATTACTATAATGGTTAATTTTGTCTTGCACTCCACGTATACCTGTAACAAACGCATTTTCTACTTTGTTACCTTGATTTAAAACATGTTTTTTTATACTGTTTGCCCATGATAGCGGTTCCGAATAAAATGTCTCACCTAACATTATAGTGTGGTCTCTTGGTTGCATAAAGTTAGGCTTACTTATAGATTTATCCTTTTTTATGTTATCGTATGCACACTCAATCGCAACCGATATATCAGGTCGTACAATTTCTACATTGAAACTTTTTAATAACGTTATTAGTTTTTGATAATCTTCTTCAGTTTCTTCTGCAATCTTATAAAATACTTTACGAACCTTTTCGTTTTTAATGTAATCATATAGTTCGGGAGGATACGATATACCTACTGCCATTGCTTTTAACTGGTCCCAATGTTGATAAACTGAATACGTCATAGTGTATCTGGCCAATCTCTAAAAAGTGCATGTTGTATATTGCCGCTGACAAATTGATTGAAACTCTTGTGCTTAGTTTCTAAGTCACCTCCATCTGAGCCATTCCATTAAATTCCATCATAATATGCCATTCAGGCAAGTTCTCAATACTACGGAATCCCATCTTACATCTAGTGATACGATATGATTCCATTTTCTTTTCCAATACAAGGTGATCTAAGAATTGCTTCATATTGTTAACCCATTGTAGGTCGGGTATGTCTTCTGACTTGTCACACCAAATGTGATATATATCCATTATAAAGTTCCTAATATTTCAAAACCCTGTAAATTTAACATATAGGGTTCAATCGATTCAAAATACAGAAATCGATAGCCTCGATTTCTATACATAGCACATTCAGTTTGTAAACTACGTAAACCTATTCTTGACTTAGGATTACTATAAGTCCAAGCGTGATGGTCTATTACAATATTCTTATCATCCCAAATGCGATACATACTCCAGGCTATTAATTTTTCTTGTTCATAATAACCGAACACCTCAGTATTCGGAATTGTGAATCTACCGGGTATCATCGGCATCACACTTTTAAATTTTTTATATAAGCAGTATTGTTTATAAACTCTATTTATTTCGTCTATTGGTATTGGATCTAACAAGTGTGCTTCTAAAGTAACACTGTATGTAGTTTTTGTTAAATCTATCCGTCCAAATTTCATTAACTATTTATATCGCCAAGTAACTACTGAATCTAATTCTTCCTGTGACCAATGGTTGTAATATCCCTTCTCACGGATCTTGTCACTTGCTTCATTGAGTTTATCTAGTTTAGATACTAGTAGCAATCCACATTCACCAAAGTTCATCTTAACTCCGTTGACATATTCAACACAGTCAGGATGATCTTCTAGTGCTACATAGTTACGTGGCATTAAGAAACTCTCATTATACACTTTAACTAACTCTGCCAATGCATCAGGCTGAATCATCTTGTGGTCAAAGTAGATAACAATAACATCTTTATCTTCTAGTTTACTTAGGTTTTGTTCTACCGTTGCAGGAATAATATCATGCGGAGAATAAACAATCTCTATTTTGTTGTTGATTCTTGCCTGTCTGGCATATGGGCAAGGAGGCCAGTTGCCTAATAAAGGATTAGGAGTTTCAACAAACTCTTTTATCCAAACAGTTAGTTTTTCTACAATATCTGCATAGTTCATTCAATAGCCCTTTCATACAAGCTAGCATCACGTTTAGGAACATAATCGATTCCCGGTATAGGACTGAAATCTTTAACTAATTCCTGTTTCATCTCATCACCATATTTCAATGTAATATAGCTGAATGTCTGTTTGTGCTTATCATTCATTCCTATGATTAGATATTGATACCATCTCATTTTCTCATCAATGATTTTTTTGATGATTTGGTCATTTAGTATGTCATCAAAGTTATTGTTTTCACGGTAAAAAGTATAGTACTTCATTATTTTTTCCACAGTATAAAGTTTATGTAATCGGATTCAGTTTCAAAGTAAAAATCATATAGTCCACCATCACGTCCCGCAGGAACTTGACAATCATACCCCCAGTCAAATTCACAGTTTCGCTCACACCATTCAATGACTGGTTTTAACTGACCATAGCCAATCGTTATTTCAGTTTTGTACTGGGTATTTGGTGACACTGACTCCACCCTTTTGTAAAAAATCTATTCCAGCTTCATCTCTATATGTATCTCTATAAAACACACTTTTAATACCTGACTGAAAAATCATCTTAGCACAATGAATACACGGTGCAGTCGTAACAAATAACGTAGCATCTTCGCTAGATTCCGTACTACCGGACACTTTAGCGATTGCGTTACTTTCAGCGTGAAGCACTTCATCTTTAGTGACCAAGCGAAATCTACGATTTGATTCTACTGCTTTGTCATATTCTTCGTATGGATACAACTCTCCGTCCCAGTTATCGCCGGGCATGTATTCTTTGTATTCACAAGTGTTATCCCATCCAGTTGGCATACCGTTGTATCCATAACTTAGAATACGATTATCTTTCACAATAACTGCGCCCACTTGTCTGCGAATTGCACTAGATAAGTTGCTGGTACGTTCTGCAACGTCCATGTAATAATCAATAAACTTTTGTTTCATCATTGCAATATTCTATAATAAACTTACGTGTTGTAGCACAATCATTTTCCCACATTGAAAAATGTGTGCTGTTTGGTATACTAACTATCTGTGTATCTGGAAATAAACTTAGTAATAAACCTTGGCCCGAAATGGGTGTTTCAACTTCATACTCACTTATCATAGCCAATATTGGTTTTGTAAGTGATATATTTTTTGGATCAAATCCATTTGACTTATTCAATATCCAATAGTTATGTCTATCATTTATCATTAATCCAGGAACACGCCAGTTGCCATTGTTATAACTTGTATTAGTCACTAGTATTTCAGTTAATGCTTCTTCCCAGTTAGGTAGTCTATTTGACTTTGGTATAATCTTCTCGCTAATCTCTTTCAATCTTTTTTGTTTTAGTATTTCAATGTTAGTCTCAAAAAAATCAATATCAGGTAAATATTCATTCATTTCTTTATTCACTATATTTGGACCTATCAATATTACTTTATCAAAGTAACCATGTTCAGCAGAACACAATGCTACCGGAGTAGTAGATGAAAATCCAACAATCGTTTTTGATTTATATTTTTTAGTTAATAAGTCAGTCACATCATTCACTTGTTTAGCATAACCCATTCTATCATATGAATAAAACTCTGTTGATTTACCGTACCCGATCGGGTCAAATAGTATTACATCAATACCTGCTTCAACAAAGTATTCACTATGTGTCTTCCCTTCAGGTAACTTAAAGTCCCAAAATCCTCTAGGACTAATGCTTTGCCCGGGCAATATGAACAATAGATGATTATTGCTGGACTCAGAGTACCGTTTAAAATACGTACCGTTTATATATCGTTCATCAATCATTTAACATAAAACTTCTTAATATGTGCTACGGCAGACTCATTGGGTAATACAAGTAGCACATGATTTGGTTCGCTATACTTTTTGCAAAAAGCTTGACCTAAATTAATTTCACCTTTGATTTGTTCGAACAGAAACTCTTTGCAAAAATCTTCTAATTCTTGTTCAGTAATACTAAAATCTTTTTGTCCTTTACCTAGACTTTGTAAGTCTAGTTGCTTTACCATATTATCAAACATATTAATCCCACAAAGCTCTGTAATATTTACCAAACAATTCAAGTCCTTCTTGGATACGGTCTTCGTGTAACTGATGACCTTCAGCATCATACCAATGTGCATCAGGATTTTTATCAACCATCTGATATGTGGGTTCTATTTTACCTGTCACTGGATTGGGGAATGTCTTATCACTTTTAATCCAATCATAGTCACTTTTACCATGATGATATTTGTCACTATAATCATCTACTGTAAGTTGTTGAAAGGACCAAATCATTTTGTCTAATATAACATCCCATTTTTTTGCGGCTATTTCCCAAGATTCTTCGTGTGTTTCTTTATAGAAATCAAAACTCTCTTGGTCACTCCAATCTTCACCACCAACGTCCTCTACTATTCCACCTGGTACACCATGCTTTGTAGCTTTAAGTTGTAGTAGTGCTGGATAAATAATGTGTGCAAGAGTGTGATCAAAACTCCATGTATCAAACTTATCGATTTGAATATCAATTTTTCTTCTATTACCCTTTTTAGGAAAGGGCCCAATCTTAACTTTCATTCTTTTTCCTTAACACTACCATCAACAAATACTAACATTTCTTCATTATGTTGTACTATGGCGTATTTTATATTCTTATATTTTTGTGCCAATCGTGCTAACTCACCTAATGTTTTACCTTGACATATGAACGTATTTGCTTCATACTCGTACAGATACATCATATCATTGGTACATTCAACAAACAGTTTATCAATAGTTGGCTTAGATTCTTCATCTAAATCAATCAAAATCCCTTGCGCTTTAGCTTCCTTGTAAATCAAATGACGAATGCGATATGCAAATACTGATTCACCTACGTAAAAACCAATAACAAACACAACCAACAAAATGAGAATTTCAAACATAGTAGATTATTTAGTAATAGTTAGATTAGACCATTGTTTTAGTTTTTGAAACTTTGCTTTTTTAGCTTCTTTAAGGCCTTGTGTAGTCACACCTACCTTGTTATCCACAAGTAACTCAATCATTGCTTGCAAGTCTCCTATTTCTTTTTGTAATCGTTCCATATTAGTAACGTTCATACCTTCCATCATTTGGTCAGGTCCAAATCTAAAACACTTGCTAACCTCTACAATAACCTCAGCACATTCTTCTTGTAGAATGGTCAGTATTTCTTTCGTATCATCATTCATACCAAACTCCTAACTTATCAGTTATATATAAAAAAACTATTGCAAAATTAACTGCAAAAACTAATCCATCCATATAATATATCCATCTAGCCTTTAATGTGTAATCAGTGTTTACTAACAAGTAGCCAAAGAACATCATTGCAAGAAAATTCAATGTCATTTAGTTTTCCTATTCGCTTTACTCATAACATATTTTTCGTGATAGGGTTTCCAATCAGTTAGATAATGTTCGTGTTTTACCCACCGATCTCTACCTGTTCTTGTTTTAGTTAAGAAACCCCACTCACGTTCTTGTGGTCCCATAAAGAATAATGTAGTAGCACTAGTACCTTCATCAAGTTCAAGCCAGTGATACTCTCCTGCATTACGTTTGATAATACTGCCTGGACCTCGCCAAGTTTGAAACTCGGTAATCATTTTACCTTCGTTATTAAAGACAGGTGTGTGTTCCCAGTAACCACCTTTCAATACGACTGTCATATAACCCCAGGGATGGTCGTGCATAATAGGGTCGTCACTACGAACAATTTTGTGTAGTGTGACATTGAAGGGGAACCAAGTACGGTCTTTTAAGAACAAATAGTAACGGTGCATATAATCTAAACCTGTCCTACGATCAGGGATTAAACGATAACGACCTAGTTTGTTCATAATCTTGTGAAATAAACTCATTACAATCTCCTATGCTATGTAATATTATAACATATAACTGATTTAAAAGCAAGAAATACATGTGGGAAAAGGGTGATTAATCACCCTTTTCTTCGTCATCTCATTAAGAGATTAAACCATACCCAATGCCATAGCACGGTAGCCTGCGGCTACTACTGCACGTGTTGGTGTACCCAAACGATACTTGGTGAATGTCTCACCACGCTTGTTTGTACGCTTGTTAGCGTAAACAGCAAAACCACCGCGGATGCGAAGGTCGCTCACGGTTGCTGTTGGGTTAGCAATACCGAATCGTGCGGTGATTTGCTTTGCAGTGAGTTCTTCACCGTTCTTTAGTGCCTCAAGTAAGGCTGTTTGCTTAGTTACGTTCATTTTATTTTCCTTAAAAATTTCGTTGTTCTCACAACGTGAATAGATTATACGATACTTTCTGTTATCATACAATATATATTGGACACCTTGTTTCATTTAGATGTCCAAATACTTTAGCTGAAATACATCAGCTTGTTCGTCATGGCCCGAATAACCACGAGGATTACACACCACTCTGGTTGAACCAATCATATAATCAAATGGGTCATGCATATGACCATGAGTCCATAATACAATCTGTGGGTTGTCCATAATGAATTCATCTAAGTCACTACGATAACCACCGTTCATATGTGTCTCGTATTGATATTTAGGATGAGTACTTTGTGCAGAAGGACCATGATGGCCTACAAACACAACCTTCTTATCCTTCATGTCGGGCAATACTGCTTTGAGATAACTCATTGTTTGATGATGACGTTTTATTGTACTATCTGGATGTAATCTAGCAAACTCATGTTCATCATTACGAATAACACGGTAATCATTCATCATGCCATTCAATGTCAATATAGTTAGTCTATCGTTTCTATTACAGTCAGTCCATAGGGTAGCACCAATAAAGGACACTTCATTGATAACCTTGATATCACGTTCTAAGAAATAAACATTTGGATACTTGGCACATTCAGTACGCAGGTGATCTAAACTTTGATTCCATCTTCCATGATAAAACTCATGGTTACCTGCAACATAAACAACGTGAGGAAACTCTTTACTACAACGTGCAAGGAAGTCACGGAAGCGCAATGCTACCTTTTGTCTACGACCAAGGTCAGCAATATTGATATTGCTGTACATTCCATAATCCATTTCGGGATGATTGTGCAAGTCCTCTGCGACCATAATGTCGCCCGATAGGATAAGGACCTCAGCACCTTCTGTGTTCTTAAGGTCAATATCTTCAAACTCTAAGTGCAAGTCACTTGCTAATGCGATTTTCATAACCATTTATGTGCTGTATATGTATTGAGGTAACGCACACTTGCCTTACCTTTTGTTGCAAAATATTTTTCTTCAAATCTATTATACACTATAAACCATTTCTTTTGAACTGGACTGGGTGCATGACAACCTAAATAATGTAATCTACTAAAGATCCTACCTAATGTTTGACGATTAAGATTCCATCCTGATGGATACCATCTTACCCTACTACGCCAGTTATATGCTTCACTTCGTCCGGTCTCTAAGCGATAATGAATGCGATATTTTTTATTAAGTTCTATTGGTCTGTATTTTTGCGCTAACTTCATTTTATTTCCCTACAGAAAAGTTATAGAGTGAACTAATACTTACAATGTTATTACCATAAGGTATGATTGAGTCAATGTGCTTTTTACCCTCAGCTAACACATGATAGCTTTCATGCAACACTTTGGTTTCCATAGTTGAGTATTTGATTCGCTGTACAACAAAACCACTATAGAAACTACTTGGTTCATCAATCGTTCTACTTAAGTAAAGATATCCGCTATCATACACTATATCTAGTACTATACCAAATCCTGATACTGACGGAATCGTTATACTGTTTGTGAATAGCCCATTGACATTGTGATAAATCTTAGCAGGTCCTGATAGTCCCTTACAACATTGTTCAACTCCGGCTATGACAATATCATACTTCTTGTCATTGTTAAAATCAATCAACTCAACTGCAAACAATGCCTTACGTAATGTTTCTATCGGGAAACGATTATAATCAACTGTGAAAGTTCCGTCTTTGTTATTGATTAAGAAATATAAACCAGTACTTCTATAGTCATCAGTCAATACAATGTCAGGGTAACCATCACCGTTTATATCTGCGGCACTAGCCGAACTACATCTACAAAAATCAAGTACTGGTAACTCTACGTTTTTATAAGTACCGTCACGTTGACCTAACAACATCCGTTGACGCTCGCCCAAACCATTATCACTATCACTACCAAAACAAGCAAAGAATACACTAGGCATACCGTTCTGCATAAAATCAGCTACGATTGCTTTACCTGCATGTAAGCACCCTTCAGTCTGATTGGGTTTAAGAATCTTATTAGTATTATCTACCCAAGTACCGTTAACTGATTGATAAAACTTGATATGACCTTTACGATTTAAATCTAATGGATTAATAATATTATATTCCATCGAATGTATAATCATACTATAAGTACCATCACGCATAAAATCAGCAAACGCCACTGCTGGTGGAACTGCCTCACCGCAGTTGAAACGATCACCGCATGGCTTCCAGTCAAGTGGGATATTCTGTGGACCTAGCACCTTTGCCGCCGCCATTTCATTTTCAAATGAAGATGCTAATACTGGAATAGGAGAAGATTGTACTGGAACTATTTTAGTTTCAGTGACAAGAGTAGAACTCCCACCTCCACCGCATGCCGTCAATATCAAAGATAATGACAATACTGCTAATCTCATGGCGTTACCAATTCAGTTATGTGTTTACAAGTACCACGATACATGTATCCAGGACACGTACAAGTTTTTTCATCAGTGTCAATAGAATAGATATTACCTTTACTACCGGACACTTTGATGATTGTACTTTTTTCTTTGATTACCTTGAATGGATTAGGCTTTACTGGTGCAAACTTACGACCACGTTTATCTATAGTGATCGGGTTTTTGAAATAGACAGGAGTAGTAGAACCAACTTTGATATACGCAACCATTTTGGTTCCGTCAAGTAAGTATGTATGATTAGCAAGGTTGCTATCATTCCAAACTGTTGTTTCTACTACTGCTTCCATTTTTATTCCTTATAAGGGTCCTACTTCTGCTATTTCGGCCAATTCGCGGGCTTCTTCAGCAAGAGCCTCTGTCAACAACTTAAAGTCTCCACCATGATCGGATACGAACCAAGTAGCCACACCATTTACATTTCGCAAAATGTAATCGTATTCTTCTTCTTGACCGTCAACCAAAAAGTGTTCATAGTCGGTGAAGTATGTAGCATCGGTGTTAGTCTCGCCACGATCACGACCATAGAATGTAGTCATGTTGCCATATTGGTTGTTAAACTCAACCAATGTCATGTCATTGTCATAGTGACTGAAGGCATGTTTTGTGCCGATTGTTGGGGCCAAGCTAGAAATACTACCGAGGTCAATCAAGTCACGCAAGATGAAGGGATTAGAATAATGCTCAAGCAACATTTTACCGTTGTGAGCCAAGTAACCATCCCAGTGTGCATACACTTGACCGATTGTACCATCTGCAAATTCGAGAGCGATTGTAGAACGTGTTGCCATTTTGTAAGTCCTTTGTTTAACTGTTTAAGATTCTATTATAGCACAATGTCCATTTATTGTCAAATTCTATATGAGCAATAACCACGAATTTTGCTTTGCTTATTGGTAAAGCTTTCATTGAATTTTACTTCATAACCCTTGGCCTTAAGAGCCGCCATCAACGTTGACAGGTCACAGTCTTCCTCAAGGAAAGCATTACTGCCATTTTGATAACTGTAGGGAGTGATCTTGTCAGCAATGCCAAGTTTGACCAGTCGTGCTTTGGGGAAACGTGCCCAAGCGTGTCCGGGGTCACCAAAAACTTTGATAGAAATTTTCTTAGTCATCTTTAGTCCTTAGATAATGTTAACTTGTACGTCGTGGTTGACACCTTGGAATGTACTACGAGTTCCGTAGCCCACTGGCACCTCTTTTTTGCCACAACTCTTGGCTAAATCACGGGAGCATTGTAGGTGTTGTAGTGCTGAAATAACTGCAACACGGTGTGAACTGGTAGCAAAGTTTTCAATGTCAGAAACCTTACAGTACATACCAAATCCGTCAATGATAAAACGAATCTTTTGGCTATTGTTCATTCCGCTAACTAGTTGTTGTCTACGCATTTTTGAGTCCTTTTCTTTACTGTCTAAGATTCTATTATATACCCAAATCCATTTATTGTCAAATTTAGGATACTTTGGAATCCATCATTTCTGACAGAATAAACTTGGCTACGTTCATTTGCTTGCGGGCAGCCTCAGTGCGGTTCATAGCTAACAACTCTTGGGCATCTGATAGTATGCCCATCACGACCATTTCAAGACAGGAACATTTGGCCGTGATGCTGTTCATATATTGCTCACGGATAGCTTGTTCAGTCATACCGTAGCAGTTAGTTTCAAAGTTTGTCATTTCAAGTCCTTTTATCAATCTATACATGTATTATAGACCCAAAACGATTTATTGTCAACCTTTAGAACACATGGGATCCCAGTGCTTCATCCTTCACGCCAACACTTCCCTTCCAAAATGTGTTGAATGAAATCGATTTTCTAGGTAAACTTTCAGTAGATATTGGTTCTACAAAATGGCTACTATTAGATAAAAATAATATCATATGATTTTTAAGATTATTATGTTCTTCGGGTTTAGTCTGAATATCAGTTAATAAACTTTTTAATGAAACAAATGATTTATTCTTAGTAATAAAATATGGAATCTCTGGCATAAATGATTCAACATATAGATTTAAGTTACTAGGATTATCATCTAAATATAATACTCCACTTACTATACTAAATGGATGTACATGCTCATGGTGACTATGTCCTGGATCAGTGATATTCCCCCAACTATTAGTCATAACTAAATCTTCATAAAAATGACCTAGATTAGCAGTATGATTAAGATATTGTTTACAATCTTCTAATATTAATCTTTGAGTTTCTTTGAATATATCTTTATCAAATAAGTTCATTTCATTACTAACTTTATTAGCAATATTATCTTTAAAAGATAATCCATCAAACTCATTATTAATAGTTTTAAAATCAATAATATCTGACATATCCTTTATTAAAACATATTTGTTTGATGTATTAAATAACATTTCCATTATTATTCTCGCTTTTCAATAATCTTATCAATCAATCCATAAGCAAGTGCTTCCTCTGCACTCATAAACTTATCACGATCCATATCACGTTCAAATTCCTCAAACGTTTTACCGGCACTGTTGTGCTTGACATAGATATCGGTTAGTCGCTTTTTCAAGTATGTGATTTCTTTGTAACTGATTTCAATATCACTTTGCATACCACGTGCGCCACCACTTGGTTGATGAATCATATGTCGTGCATTAGGTAACATAAAACGTTTGCCGGGTGCACCTGCATTTGCAAGTAATGAACCCATTGAACATGCTTGACCCATAACGATTGTGTGGACATCCGGTTTAATAAACTGCATACAATCATAGATAGCCATACCTGCTGTAACACTACCACCGGGGCTATTAATGTACATTGAGATATCTTTCTCGCCTTCACTCTCTAAGAATAATAGTTGAGCAACGATTAGATTTGCCATTTGGTCGTGCACTTCACCTTCAAGCAAAATAACACGGTCACGCAATAGACGGCTGTAGATATCGTAACTACGCTCACCTTTAGCGGTTTGTTCAATGACGATTGGGACTAGACTCATAAACTTCCTTTATAAAAATATTTCTATTATTATAACAAGTGTTTATGTGATTGTCAAATGATTTCGGTAATTACCGTGTTTTGCGTTTTTTGCGGCCGGCACCACCGGTATCAGTATCAACAGGTTCAGTTGATCTGGGTTCTTTTCTGCGTTTCGGGTTAACAATATCAGCAGCCGCAACTTCAACATCATCACCATATTCATCTGGTTGAACTACATCACCTGTAGCACCATCTGGACCCGGGTCTTCATAGTCTTGTGCATTTCTACCCAACTTAAAGCTAAATCCTGCACTACTTGGTTCTTTAGCACTTGATTTGTTTTCTAATGTAACGACACCTTCTAGCTTAGATGGCCATTGTGTTGCAAAGGTTAACTCACCATTAGCATGATAATCAGTATATTGTTGTATGAAGTTCATTTCCAAAACTTGTAAGATAGTATCGGCAAACTCTGGAATAGCATTACCTTCATTTACAGATTGTGCGATTGTCTTTTTAATAAGATATACTAACTTGCCGCCATCGGTTGCTGTTTCACTATTAACATTAGCAAGTAATGGTTTATACGCCGCAGGTAATGATGTGCCATTGTTTATACTGTCAATACTTTGCTGTAATATCTTTGGAGCCTTAGCTGAGAACGGCAAGAACTTGTGCCATACTTTAGGAATACTATTTGGATTTACTTGATACAAGAAATCCATAATCTTAAATGCTTGAACGATAGTACTTGGACCAGTTGCATCTTTACCTGCTTGACATAACTCAATAAGTTTTACTGCGTTTCTTAGTTTACTATTACGTTTAATATCTTCACTAACTTTCAATCCAGATACAGCAGGAGCGGCACCACCACCAGTGCCTTTACTTGATATATTCAAGCTATGACTTGTCCCTGGATTAGTGATAGTAGCATAACTATCAGCAATATTGTTATTAGCCGCACTAGGGAAGTTCAATACCAATGAACCCATGTCACCGCCAAGCCATTCTTGGAACTGACGCTTTCTTGGGAAACGACTACGGTCATACAATAATGCTAGTACACCTAAGTATTCGCCGGCATAATCAACGATAGCCTTACGTTCTTTTTCTTTTTCTTTTGTTACGTAGTTTTCAGGTAGTTGAACATATTCACCTGACACGATGTAAGTTGCAAGTTGTTGTACTACTTGTCCATATTCAGTGCTTGACAATACTTGATTGTTTTCAATAGTCTCGTATAAGTCTGACGCTGGTATATTTCTATCTGTGATTTTAATCAATGATGGTTTTAATAAAACAGATTCTTTTGTACTACCACCAAATTCTTCATTCTTAGCTAACTGAGACATTGGTATTTCTCTGCCGTCTTTGGTTATTATAGTAACCTTTTCTCCCTTAAATTTACCGTCATCTTTAAGTTGGGTAAGACGATTAATCTCACTTGGTTTGATGTATACATCTTCACCGGTATAATTGTCAACAAATGGTTTGTTAGTTTTTATTTTATTGATTAACAAATTCCATCTTCCCGGCTCTTTGTTGATTTGTGTAGGAGTTAATCCGTTAGCAAATAATGTAGAAGGAGCATTAGGGTCCTTCTTTGCGGCTTCTGCCATAGCTAGGTTTTCAAGTAATGTTAATAAATCACGCATAATGAGTATTTATGCAATTTAACACTTAAACAAATTTTGGTGCTTAAACCAGCGTCTACGGCCATGGGCGCTTTTTAATGAGATTCCATGACTCTTTAGTTTATCTCTGAACACAAAGAAGCTAGGACCATGACTCATAAGAGGATCTTTCCCGATCTTTCTACGTTCAATACCCTGCACATCCCATTGATATTGATGGCACATTTCGTGCGCTAATGTAGTGATTAACCATTGCTGACAATACCACTTGTCCATTAATCTGATCTTGCAGGAACTTCTATTCTTTATAGGTACATCATATGAACCATAGCACATACCCCAGTATTTTCTACAACGTGCCATGACTTCAATCTCGGGCATCTTTAATTTGTTGTTGAAAATTGTCTTATTAATCAGACGATAAAGCATTACAACTTCGTCACGGTCGGTCCTGTAACAAAGACGTTTTTGGTATGCTATTGGAGGTAACTCCTCACGCATAAGTTCTGCAAGATTGGCTTTTCTGAACATCATGTATTTATGATACTATTTTAACCCTATTAATACACATATTACGGAAAAAATGTACGGGTTTTGTGTCCGAGTAAATATATGTTTAGGAGAAAATTAAATGGAAATTATTATAGCATTGGTGGTTTTTGGTGGCATACTTTGGTTCTATTACAGCCGTGATGGGAAGAAATCAGATGAAGTAGTCACATCTGCCCCAGATAATGTCACTGCCCCTTACAAAGTTCCAGAGCCAGCCGCTACTACGCCGATTCCTTTGGTTGTGGAAGCAGTTAAACCTGTAAAAGCTAAAGCACCTGCTAAGCCAAAAGCACCAGCAAAGGCAAAAGCTCCGGCAGCTACAAAAGCCAAAGCCCCTGCTAAGCCTAGAGCACCAAAAGCTAAGCCGACTGTAGCTTAATGAATATAGGGTTTGATGTTATTAGCGACCTAAATCTGGACGCTGAAGATAGCTTTGAATGGGAAGGTAAGGCTACAAGCCTATACCTAATCATAGCTGGAAATATAAGCAGTGATTTGCGAGTAATACATCAAACTCTGGTTCATCTATCCAGATACTATCAAGGTATCTTTTATGTTGCAGGATCATTAGAACATGATAACTTGCACTTGGTAAAGAATAGATATTTAGAACTAGCACACATTTGTAAAGCAATCAAAAATGTAGCATTTTTGCATAGGCATGTAGTGATTATAAATGGTATCGCTATATTAGGCGCAAATGGATTATATGGGAGTAATTCGATTGCATCTACTACACTAGAAAAACTACATCTACATGCACAACATGTAGAAGATGTATCCTATATAGGTTCTAGTTTAGAAAAACTACAACTTCATTTAGACGTTAAAAAGATTATCATAGTCACACATTGTACTCCTAGTCCCGGATTATTCTTTGGAGAAGAACCAAATGATTTAGCGGATCAAATACCGTTAATACAAACACTTGGATGGGATTCAGAACATAAAGTGTGTAACTGGATTTATGGAAGTTTTAATAAAACAGTTGATACCACAATAGACAATGTTACTTATATTAATAACTCATCCTATCATAGAGAACCCTATTGGGCAAAAAGATTTGAAGTAGAAGTTTAAGCCTCTGCTTCTACTTTAATCTGTAATGGAAAGCCCTGACTGCGGGCATCTAATGTCACTTCAATGCCTTTTTGTTCAGCAATCTCATACGGTAACACAGCAACTACCGCACTTCCCTGATCGTGAATATTTACTGTTAATGAAGATGCAGTATCCTGATTGTAGTTAAAATACTCAATCAAACTATTAACCACAAAGTTCATACTGGTAACCTCATCATTGATATAAATGATTTTATACAATGGTGGTTCTGACAGAGCAAGATTTGGTTTGATTTTAATTTTTGTATCAGTTTTAGACATAATTTTCTTTTGTAAATGTGTGCGAGTTACCCCGCACACTTGTTTTAATGAAACACTATTATATTATTTAGTGTAAGTAATAGCAATAGACTTGGGCTTTTGTTCTTCAGGAACTTCACGTTTTAAGTGAATACTTAAGATACCTAATTCTAAATGTGCGTTCTCAATTTCTACGTGATCCGCAAGACGGAACTCACGACGGAAATTACGTTCACTAATACCTTTGTGTAGATATGTAGGTTCCATATCAGTCTCAATACTATTCAATGCATGATTACCTTCAATGATTAAAAAGTTTTTCTCTTTAGTTACTGATAGATTATCAGGCCCAAATCCTGCAACAGCAAGACTAATCATATATTCATCTTCATTAATCTGAACGATGTTGTATGGAGGATAGTTTGTTTGTTGTGCTTGATTTCGAGTTAGTTCGTCAAACATACGGTCGAAACCGACTGAGAACTTATGAATAGATGGAATATCTATGGAACGAAGGGTTAATTGATTTGTCATGTTTTTCTCCTATAAGCAAGATGACATATTTCAGACCCGACCATCGGCATCTGAATACATATTTATTATAATAAAAATATGCAAAAAAATCTACTATTTAGGAACTTAAAAGTCTTTTTTTGGGAGACTCTGGTCTCTCAAAAATTTCTGCCATCTACGTTTAGCCTGGCTCTTTGCTAGTTTGCGTTTGATAGTGGGTTTTACATATTCCTGACGGTCACGCACCTCTTGTAAGGTACCGTAGTCTGCGATAACTTTTTTAAATTTTCGCAATGCTTTGTCTACGTTTCCGTCCTGAACTAAAACCTTTCTACCTCTCATACTATAACTTTTGGCTCCAAAATTTGTTTTCTATCTATATTTATGTTTAATACCTTATTATCACGGTATTTTTTAGTAAAGAACATGTGTGGCATCAATACACGCTCAATCTCAGTATGCAATCCACGTGCCCCTGTCTTAAGTGACATTGTATTCTCTGCTAGTTGGTCTAATGCATCTTCGGTAAAGCTTAACTCAATGTTATCTAAACTCAACAAATACTTGTATTGGTCAATGTAGTTATTCTTAATACCAGTCAATACTCTAACTAGTTCTTCTTTAGTCAAATCCTCTACATTTACCGTAGTAGTAAAACGTCCGATAAACTCGGGAATCATACCGAACTTAACTAAGTCATCCGGACTCACATCACTCAAATCACCCTCTTTACGCTGGTCTTTGATTTGTGCTCCAAATCCAATACTAGTACCAGTTTGTCTGCTACTGATAATATCTTTTAATCCAACAAATGCACCACCTGCAATGAATAAGATATTCTTTGTATTCACTTCAATCATATCACCACCGGGATGTTTGCGTCCACCACCAGCTGGAATACGACAAGTTGTACCCTCAACCATTTTTAGTAATGCTTGTTGAACACCTTCGCCTGACACATCACGTGTGATATTAGCACTCTCACCCTTACGTGCAATCTTATCAATCTCATCAATGAACACAATACCACGTTCAGCTAGTTTAACATCACCACCTGCGGCATTAAGCAACATACTAATCATTGACTCAACATCATCACCAACGTAACCTGCTTCTGTAATGCTTGTAGCATCAGCAACAATAAAGGGCACTTTGAGATATTTGGCAACTGTCTTTGCTAGTAATGTTTTACCTGAACCTGTAGGTCCAACTAACAATACATTGCCCTTAGAAATCTCTAAGTCTTTTGGTGGACGATTAATACGTTTGTAATGATTGGCAATAGCTACACTCAATACTTTTTTAGCATTATGTTGTCCAATAACATGATTGTCTAAAAAATCTTTAATAGATTCAGGATCATATGATACCATATCATCTGACACAAACTCATTTTTACCTTCTTCATCTACCATAAGTGTGTTGCATAGTTCTACACATTCACTACAAATGGCTACCTCTTCACTTACGATTAGTTTTTTTACATTATCTTTGTGATTACCACAAAATGAGCAATGGTTGAGTTTATTTTCTGTTGACATATTAATACTTATCTGTGTTATTTGTTTGAATGATTTTTATGGACAGTTGTCATCGGGTACTATACTTAACTCAATACTTTGAATCTGTTTGATAGCATCCTGCATATTAGTTACACTTAGTTCAATCTTATTTTTCTCTACACGATTTCCGTAGAATACTAGAGTAGAACCTACATCATAGAATGCGGCCTTTTTTCCTGCAACTGAATCGGGTACATAGCATTGTTGTAAAACGTTTTTATTCTCAAAGTTTTTAACGGTTAAAAGTATATTAGGTTTTTTCTGTTGTAATGTGTTTCTAACATTAGACACAATCACAACGTCATTAAACTTATATTGATTCTTTGTACCCACAACCCAATCTTTAGGATCTTTTGCCATGACAGTAATATTACCTGGACTGTGCTTAAACAATCCATTACTACCATCTTCTAATATACCAAGTGCTTCGTTAAATGAAACAATGAAGTTATGATTCCATGATAACTCTAATGGGATTTCAATAATACCATTGCGATATGCATCAACTTTGAACTGATGAACACCTTGTGTTAACTTATATGCTTTCTTTGGGTAATCATTTAATACTTGATTCAACAAGCGATCACCGTTATTCTTACCATATAGATAAGTTTGATATTGATTACTGTGTTTATTAGCTTCAAAGTTTTTAACTTCTTTACCTAAACCTAGTATTCTATCAGATAATTTGCTACTTGATACTTGAACATCAACAATAATCTGAATTTGATTTCCTGATTTAAATGTATTAATGATTTTGTAATCAGTTACATAACCGGCACTATAAACTAAAATTTCATCTTTAACTAGTTTATAGTTGACAGATTCACGTTCTGTGGTTACGACTGATCCAGCAACAATCTCAATCGCTGTTCTAAAAGCATTTAGTTTAGCTTCTTCGAACGTAGCACCTTGACCACTAACCTGTAGTGCATTTGCAAAGGGAGCTACCAGACACAACAAGCCTGATAAAAGTCTTTTCATCAGTTACCAAAGCGTTTACGCATATAAGTTGCGGCACGTTCAGTATCATGGTCCCAGCGAATAACTGCCTTGACAGTTTGTCTATCTACGATTTCAGCATCTTTGAGTAATGCGCCACGCAGTTTACCTTCAGCATTGTTACGAATGCTTTCACTTAATGTACGAACAACCTCGTTGTTGTTTTCACGGATAGCAAAGTTTGTGTCTTTACTAGCATCTGTATCGCTCATTTCAACATCCTCGTCGGACTTGATACGATTCTTAATGCGGTCTTGCGCTTTCTCTACGTTCTTAGTGACAGTATTGGCAAAGTTGTTAGAGCCGACACCTTCGTTCATAAAACGAATCAATCGTGCTTTGGCATCCATCTCTGCGGCAATAAATGCACGTTCACGTAATGCTTCACTATTGCCAAAACTGTTTGCATATCCAGTTACTTCGATAGCTCGGATCTCGCCCTTGACACACATTGCATCACTTACGCCGAACAGTCCTGTACCAAATGCACAAGACCATTCAATCTTGATACCCTGTCGTTTGAAACTAGAGGTAAGTTTTTGTGCATTGATTGCAGTAATGGGCGCAGATTCTACACTTGCATTTTTTCTAGTTGATGAACACCCAGCCAACACTAATGCTACTGAGATTGCTAAAAGTTTGAGTTTCATATATACTCCGGTTTCGTTAAAGATGTGTTTATTATACACTATCTTTAACTAAACGTCAACTGTTTTGGTTATTCTTTTGAATTTTGATGTAATCTTCAATTTGGGCACGTTCATTCTCTGACAGTAAATCAGGATCATATTGCCCATTATCAATCATCTGAATCAAATACTCAAGGTACTTGGTATTGTAAAGGTATGTATTGGATGTTTCTTTGTTGATTACTATCCAATTCTTACCATCATACTTGTAAACCTTGTTTGGTAATACGTCTACACGGGTAAATACATCACCTTTTTCTGCAACATCAGGAAACTTAGGACCAAATCCACTACTAACTAGTTTACCCGAATCAACTGATAACTTTAAGAATTCGGGATGCTGACTAAACAACGCATCTCGTTGCATATGTTTACCGTCATATGCTACATATCCGCCCGGCAACTCTTTAAAGGGCAAATCTTGCTTTACTACCATAGTATGGTCTTCATCTGCTGTAGGTTCTTCTTTGGGAGCGACCATTGGCTTAGTATCAAAACTAACAAACGGTTTACTTAAATAAGGATGTTGTTCTAATATAGATTTTGGTTCTTCTTCTGGCTCTTCAAAAAGTTCATCTTTAACATCACAAGATTTATTAGGACAGAAAGGACCTATACCCGGAGCATTGATTAGTTCAGTACCGCACATAAAGCAATGTAATGTAGGGTCACTTGGCTTTGGTTCTAAGTCTTTAAAGGCTTCATCTTCTTCCGGTGTTACTTCAATGTCATTAATATTTTGTTTAACACTTTGTTTAATCTGTTCAATCTGTTCGTCTGTTAATGGACCATCATCTTGTTCATATTTTGGTTCATCTTTAACGGGTTCTTCTTTATCCCATTCTTTACTTGCATTGGCAGCTAACACTAATGCAATAGCTAGTGGATCAAATACAATAACAAGTAAAATAATAACCCAACGTACTGCCGCTTCTAACATATTGTTATCAGCATTATCACCATAGATTAATGCGGCAATATATTTTATCGGACCGACTTCTGCCTCAACCTTGCGTACCTCGGCAGCAATAGGGGCTCGTTCTTCATTAAGTGCTGTAATTTTTTTCTGTTCGGTTTCAATCTCGGCAAATAATCTAGTGCGCTCTTTCTGCTGACTTCTACGTATTTGCACCGCTTTATCAGCACCCGTTTCTGTTGTGCTTCGGCCCATAACTTGGTCCACAGCTTCATCCATTTGTTTAAGTGCTTTGCGATTGGCATCTATATTTTCCTTTGATGTTTTAATCTTTTCATCGTATAACGCAATTTTGTCTTGTACATCACCTGAGGTGATACCTTGTTCCATGTGTGCTTTACTCAAGAAGCCAAAGATACCCATACTGGTTAGTAATGCCAACGCAATTACCGCTGGTACTAGGTATAGTTTTAATAACCAACCAGCACGGTGCCAATATTTGCGTAGCCATACTGTAGCAGTAATCTTTCCTACTTCTAATATACCACCCATGATGATAACAGGAATAACCGCACCTGCAAAGATAGCGGTTAAGCCGATGATACTATACCAGGCAGCTACTGAACTTAACGATAGAGCCACTAACAATGTTAGATTTGAGAATGATAGAAATTTTAAGCGCATCTAATATTTAGTCTTTAAATAGGTAGCCATAAGTGTTGATAAATTCTTCTACCCCCATTACATACCTGACGGGTATACCTGGACCTGTCTTAGTCATATAAGTTATCCAGTATATACCCTCATCACGTAATTTAATTTGTGTAACAGTGATTGTAGCACCATCTTCAAATACAAAAGATTTACCTATTAACTTCTGTAAGTCAGGTGGCATCATTTCGTGTTGTGATACACATCAAACTGTGCCCACTGACCTCTCCAGTTGTCGTGTTCACTATCCATTCCTTCATCATCAAGTTCAGCACCATCATATACTAAACGTGTGACTACACTTGTACCTTGAATATCCCAGTTGAATACTTTAAGTTTCTTAGGTTCAAATACACCTTCAATAGTTGTTTGAATACAACTGCCTTTGCCACCTTGTGTCCACATCAACCAGTAACCTTTACCTAAATGTTCTGGATAGAGTTCTTCTAATTCCTCAGCACAATCATAACGACTATCTTCTTCTCCGTGTGCGTCACTAAAGAATGATTCAATGTCACCGTCATAGATTGTTTCACCTTCACTGTTCTCAATAGTCATATGAGTATCGTCTTGGTCAAAGCCCCAGAACGAATGTTTACCTTGATACTCATAGTAAGGCAAATCAAATTGTGCTGCCTTAGGAGTTTTATTTTCTTCGTAGTCATAGTTCTCGTTAAGAGCATCACTCAAATCATCTTCGTGTTCTTCACTACTCCAATGTTCATATTGTGCTTTCTTAATCTTATGTACGCCAATCTCACGTGTACGACCCCAGATACGAATTGTGTATGTATCTTCAGGATAACTTTCTTGTAAAGAACCATCATCTTCTGTAGTCAACGTTTCAAACTCTGCTTTGAGTTCTTCCAATGCTTCTTCTAGTTCAGCTTCATCAACTAGTTCTTCATCATCTTCTGCGGTTTCTTTAGCCCATCGTGCAGTACGTTCTGCACTTTCTTTTTCTGCTATGACACCGGCTTCTGTTAGTTCTGTATCACTTTCACAGTAAGGACAAACCTTTCTAGGATCATCGATTTCAGTTCCGTCTTTAGCTACCCAAGACCATTCAGCATCATAACTTTGCCCAGTCCACTTACAATTAGTGCATTTGTGAGTATGTGGTGGAGGCTCAGGTTCACTATGCCAGCTATCTTCATCACCTAGTTCGTATGTAACATCATACCCACCTTTACGGTCAGTCCAACAGTCATCATATTGAAACTCCCATTCAATCTCTACGTCATTCTCATAGGCATCATTAATAACATCTTCATAATCATATGTGCCGTCAGCAATACCGTCTAGTATTACTTTAATCTCATCTTCTTCCTTGTCAGGATAGATTTCACTTAATAATGCTTCATCAATTTCAATAGCATATTGTCTATCGTGCTGATGCCATTCGTGTTTAACTATTGTTACCATTAGATTCTCCTATTGAGTTATTATATCATTTGTCGTCACGGAAACGAACAAATCTGGGGAAACGCAAACTGTAAGTACCATCTTGGTTCTGTGTAATCACATCACATAAGACTTCAGCAGTACGACCAATGACCAGATTACGATTAGTCCAATAGTCATCTCTATCAACATCACTAAAGCCACTACCCACATTGACTGTAATCTCTTTCCCGTCGTCAACTCCATGACAAACAAGTGCTCCAAGTCTTCCCAAGTTTCTACCAGTTCCTTCTTCAACACCTACGACCTCCAAGTCTACAGTTAATGTTGGCTTCCATTTCATCCAGTCTGTGCTACGTTTGCAGATATAAGGAGCTTCTAACTCTTTAATCATAATGCCTTCAAAGCCTGCGTTCACATTGTCTTTAGCATAACGCTCAAGCTGGTCTTTACCTGCGGCTGTATCTAAGTCAACCATGATGTGTGGTAGTAGTTCAACGTTAGGCATAGTGTCAACCACGTGCCGAATATGTTCAAGTATAGCAATACGTTTACGCAGTTGAGCATTCCAATGTCCTTCACGGAAATCACTTAATGGAATAATATCAAAGATATTGAACACACTATCGTCTGCTTGCACATCAGTCTTACGGCGAGCCTGTCGCATTAGTTCTTGGAATGTATTACCAATCACTTCACCGTCTAACACAAATCCGTTAATCAATGCGTTCTGATGTCCTCTAGCAATCTTAATCCAGTTGTCACGCACCTGTTCTTCAATGTGACCAAAGTTGTCAAACACTTTACCATTACGGCTATAACAAACAGTAGACACATCACCAAAGTCACTTGGAATAACAAACATCAATACACGCACGCCATCAAGCTTAGGCTCTAAGCGTTTAGTGCCTTTCATCTCAGGACGACCTTCGCTATTAGTTGCTAGTTGACAACCAAATACAGGAATCTCATACTCTGTTTTCTTACAGATTTTGTTGATTGTCTTTTCGCTAACACCTGCACGTAAATCTCTACGAATAACAGGAGCACAGAATGTATTCCATTCACTGCTATCAAATCGTTCACTCATTTCATTGATGGCATCAAGTGCGGCATTGCCTGTCAATTGGCGATGCCCTAACTGATTAAGCAATGAAATAAACTCATCCCAAGGATTCTCTGCATCAACAATACCAACTGTATCTGGTACTTTACGCACACCGAATGTGACATAAGGATTGTATGTAAGTTTAGACAAAAACAAGAAATTGATAGCATTGGTGCTACCTAGGACACTTGCCTCTAATGCTTGTTTGATAACGTCTTCCTTGTGTAGGCGGCTATCTGATTCGTTTAGTTTATTAATCCAACTTGCTGACATATTTTATCCTGAGAATGGCCACGCCGTTGTTGCGACAAAAGGTGGACGGGGTTTAAGTTCTATTGTTTCAATAGTCTCATTATACACGTCCTCATCAATTTTGTCAACTACAAACGGACCCAAAATAGTAATAGTATCTTCTTCTACTTCCCATTCACTATAATCATATAGCCAGGCTGCACCACTACGTTCATATTCATCATTTGGGTCACCATTTGCCCAAAGTTCTTCGATTTCTTCTTTTTCTTCATCGGTGAAACTATCGTCAAACTCAAAGTCTACCGCACAAAGGTCCTCAAGTTCACAACCCCAACCGATTGTAGGATCGACACAATGATAACGGTCATCACTAAATGGTAGTTCATCCTCATTCTCAACGAACCCTTGTCCCCATCGATACAGTTCGGTAACACTCCAGCCACGGATAGTACCATCAGGCATTTTTTTATAAACATCATAGAATGCCTCTACTGATTTTTTATCAGCGGGTTTAATACGATACAGTATTGTCATTATAATCTCCTTGTAAAAGCATATCAATATGTGCGGTCAACCAATCCACATTCAATCCATGTGATGTGTAACCTTCAATCAAACATTTTTCATAACTTAAACCGGGCGGCACTTGCTTACCCTTTTTGTTCATAATATAAGCCATAGCAATAGTGTTATCATCTAATACTACATTAATCTTATTGTAGTAATATGGGTAACCTTCTAATCTATCTAATGCTTGTTCGCATTCAGGTGTGATACTCCACAACACACCTTCCATTGCACTACCGGGAACTAAGTCAATATCTGCATGGGTACGGAACTTTAACTCAAAGTTCTCTAACACACATTTGCCGAGACTGACCGCGTTTGGGCAACGATTGTTCATCTCGGCAACGTTTGTGTTCATACCATACGCAAAATAATATTTGTTCATCACCAGCTACTGTTATAAAATACTTTCAATCCCAAGAACACTTCTGCCTTAGCATTGTTTACAAACTCAAGGTCTTGTTCATAGTAATGATTATCAGCAGGATTGCCAAAGAAGAAACCTTCTGTGTCTGGAAGTTGTTTATGACGAATAGCTCGTTCAAGGTCATCCAAATCATCCCACGTTAGTTCTAACTCAATACCATTGAATGTAGCATCGCTATTGCCTGTACCTGGCATACCCTTGCTTCGCCAAAGACTTTCCATCCAACCATGCAAGTTAGGATGCTTACGCCAATAAGCAATCTCATATGGCTTAGTAACAGTTGTACTTACAAATTCATTAACTGTTTTATCAAACTCAGCAGTTTCATAATAATCATTGTATTGCCCTTTCTTGCCGGCAACATAAGCATACATATCTAGTCCCATAATATCCTCCACCTTTTTACGTTTATATTTCACTTGGTTTGTTCAACTGTTACCTGTTTAACTTTTTCTACACCGTTGTCAGCCATCTTAGCGATACCACTAAAGCCAACTGTTGATACAACGATACCAAGAACAAAGCCTACTATTAAATTTGTCATTTTAAATCTCCGGAAAGTTAAATGTTTGCCAATTTTCGGCATACTCTTTTTCTAAACACTGTGCCGCATCAGTGTAACCATGATTGACTAATGTTTGTTTACACTCGTCAATAACTAATGAAAAGAATGTATGATAAGCCTTATCAGCATTTTCTGCTCCTAGCCATTTAGGCCAGGGCTCACCTTTAAAGTCAACATACAATCCTGCTTCGTTTGAAAGCTTTTTAAAAACTTCATTCATCATTAGATTCCAAAACGTTGTTTTAGTTGTCCTACACAATCTCTACGGAAACTATCTTCAATCTGATTACGATAGTCATCATAACCAGGACTCAATGTTTCCACAACATTGATACATTCTTTTGCAATCAACAATGCAAAAGTTTCTGGATCAAAGTCATATGTGTAAGTAGATTTATTTCCACCATCATCGATTTCAACATAGCCGCCGGCTTGCTTAAAAAGCAGTTCTATTGACATATTCATACAATCACCTTTACACGATTAAGTTGGGTAGTGTTATCTCTATGACCTTTAACAGTACCATAAATGTCATACATCTTGCCTGCTTCTAAATCTTTTTTGTAAGCAAAGAATACAACTTGGTCATCACTATTGATACCTGTTACAAAATTTACATTGTAAGTTTGTGAGAACACCGATCTCAATACTTCAATACTCGTTGATACTTTTTTACCAACAGTACCAATCAAACCACCTTGTGCAAAGTTAACACGCTGGTCTACAGTTTGTCGTACTACACCACGCTCATAGCAACTTGGCAAGCTAGCAATCACTGCCAAATCATACGTGCTAGTGATAACATCACGATTGGAAATCACCATAGCATTGTTATCAAACTCATTCAAGTGTTTACCTTGCAGGATTTTGAAAGTGAATGCCTGATAAAAAGCACGAACCTTTTTACCTTCTTCCCTAGACTCGTCGGTAATCAATGTAGTGTCAACCATCAAGCTTTCAATAATCTGACGATTGGAAAGTTTGTTTTGACTTTTATCGGACTCGGTCAATACACTCAGTTTAACATACGCACCGTTCGTGCGTTGTGCCTGACAAGCCGCGGCCCATACATCATCGGCATTAAGATTCAACACAACTTTTTTAGTGTTGGTCCTTGCACGATATGGAGTAACGTCATCTGCATGACCCATACGTTGGATCTGACGATTAGACATATTTGATACGTTAGCAAATCCGTACATTGTTATCTCCTTAAACTTCTGTACCGTACTCGTAAAACTTAACTGAAGGATCCAACTGTTTCAACTCAAAAGCCGCTTTAGTCAATGCCTTATAACGGGCGTGAACCTGACTACGGGGCAACTCACCATCGCAAGTCAAATTCTCAGGACTCAAATCACTGTCGATTGAATCGGCAATACTTTGACGATCCTTAGCATTTTGCAGGCTAAGTTCTTTGTTACCAAAGATTTTAGCAAAAGAGTTTTTACGATCCAAATACTGTGTAAGTGCTGACATTTTGTTTCCTTTATTTAACTGATTAAGACTCTATTATATACCCAAAGTGATTTATTGTCAACCTTAGGAGCCTGTTGTCACAAACAAGATTTCGGGACTGATTGAACTTTGTTTAAAAGCCTCAATAAAAATATGATGGTTGTCACCACTGATATCGATAAGAGTATCAGCCGCAATGTACAATGACTTCCAAGTATTGCCGTCGATAGCAACCTCAGCGTCACCGGAACCATAAGTCTTATAGATAACTTTTGTAACACCTTTGAAGGGATGAGTTTCATTCAAGTTATCGACCTCAAAGATTGACCAAACAGCAGTCAAACCGAGCTCGGTACGTGCTTTGTTGAAATAATCAAATTTAACGTCAAATTCTTGGTCTGTCATTTTGTGTCCTTTTCTTTACTGTCTAAGATTCTATTATAGCAGAAAACCCATTTATTGTCAAATTTTTACATTGACCAATAAGTCTCTGTTGCAGGATTACAACAGTGTGGGGTATCGGCATCAATTTCTATTTCTTTGCCGGACATTAGATTTTTGACTGTTTTCTTGGGGAAAACAAAGGTGGGGTTCAGCACCTTGAAAGCTTCCAAAGTCTTGGCCGGCTGTGCTAAGGGATTCTGTGCGATAAACTGTAATGTTTCCATTACACCTAGACCCAAAAATTGTGCTTCTTTTTGGATATGCTTCAATGCTGTTTCTACTTTCATACAATACCTTTCAACTGAATAAGACTCTATTATATACCCAAATCCATTTATTGTCAAATTTTACTGTATTCTAGAACCGTTTCTTCACGTGCGGCCAAGATGATATCACGGACACGTTCACGGTCTATGCTGTCCCCATAGAATTCTGCACCCTCAGGGAGACGGATTTTGTAAAGTTGGGTAGCTAAACTGATTTGGGTGCTGGTAAAGCCCTCTGGATAGATACCATTTGGACCATAGAAATCAAGCATATATTGTGTGAAATTCATAATAGCTCCTTTGACTGAATAAGACTCTATTATAGATCCAAAACCATTTATTGTCAAGTTTTAGTAGTTACAAAAACTTCAATGATTTTATCCGGACTAACGACTCCGGGCAGTTCCTGAATAACATATAGACTGGTATCATTATGTGTCCATTCATGCATTAGTTCCAAGAAATCAGGACCATAATCATATGTAACTAACCAATTTTGTTCGCTACTACCATCATTGTTTCGATAGTGATATTCGGGAGGCTCTAAATGTATAATCTCATCGTTTTCTATTTTTATTCTAGGACGACTTTTCGCCAAGCCCGGATGATATGATCTAGGTACACTAAAGACATGTTTACCTCCCGGTTTAAGTACACGCATTATTTCTTTTGCGGCCTTTTCAGGGTAGTTAATATGTTCAAATACATCTTGTGTGATAAAGTAATCAAATGTATTATCTGCGAATGTTAGCTGTTCTAAGTTTTGATTAGAATGAGTATCAGTTATTAAAGTGCCAAACTGTATTGAAGGGTCCCAATGTGAACTTGTATAAAAAGCAGATGCATTAGATATATGATTATCACTACCTAATACACCTGCTTCATGTACAAGACTATGTTTATAATCCGAAAAATAAAAGTCTAGAACCATAATGAATCCTCTAGTTCTTGCACCAGTCCCACACATAAAACAAGCATATGTGTTATTCCAACTCAAATCAGGATCTATTAATAATCTTCTATCGCATTTGCAAATATGACAATATCCATTTACAATGTGTTTAGAATATGTGGCTACTATATCCTCTGTCTTTTTTATACTATCATAATCCACGATAGTGTGTTAGCTTATTTTTGATTTCATTATATTCAACATAGCAACCTGACGGTCGATATCTTGTTTCAATACAACTGCTTTTTTCTCTAGTTCTGCAAATTCCATTTGCATAGCGATTACAGACTTTTCCATTGCTTTGGACATAACTGTTAGGTCTGCTATGCTCATAGTAAGTGTTAGAGAGTCGTTTAATGTTTCTGACATGTTGTTTCCTTTAAAGTATATTCTATACATATAATTATCACAGGCAGTAGTGATCGAAAAAAAAGGCCCTAGAGCCTTTCTTTTATTTTTTAGTAGTGCCTTGATTTACAAAGCCATACATTTTTTCAGCAGTTTCAAGGATCTTGTCTAGACCGGGAAACTCAGGCATATTAACTGTAGAAACAAGTTGACCTGTTTTCTCATCACGTCTGGCACTTAGTTCCCAACCCTGGAACTTCATTTGATATTCGTGTTGTACCGCATCTTTAGCCATAGCCAAGATATCTGTGCGTAGTTCATAGCCGTTTTTGTTAAATTTAACTTCGGGCAATTTTGGTGTAAAGTCTGTCATTTTATTTCCTTAAAAGTGTATGTGTGTTGATTGTAGTTTGTTTTGACTGGAATGTCAACGGGTTTTGGTAATGTACCATAGTTAACCCACTCCCAATCTTCGTCAGTCATAGGTTGCCATTGATTCATTTTAGTTTACTCGCTTTGTAGTCTTTGATAGACTGTATTGCCTCTAGTAAACTGTTGAATAGTTGTTTAAGTGTGTTCATAGAAATCTCCAATCTGATTGTTTGCGATGGAACTCGTAGGTCAATCGCTCAATGTCACCTGAATCTTGTGGATTACGGCTGACTATATATTTTTCTAACTCTGTTCCGTAGGTGTCTGTAGAGAAACCTAGGAACACTAATAGCATTCCTAGAATTTTATTCATATTACTTCTTAGCTTTCTTAGTGTTGAAAGCAGGAACCATTGCTTTAAACTGGTCACCCATTTCTGTGTAGAAGTCTTTGCTTGTGAAAATCATACCCAAGCTCATCATAGATTGCATTCCTGCATCTGCGGCTGCTTTAGTGTATTTTGATTGTGCATCAACGAAACCGTGTAATGCTGTTTTGATGCCTTCGTGTTGAACTGTTTGTTCTACGAATTGTTTTTTTAAGTCTGAAACGCTATCAATAAAGGCGTAAGTTGCTGTGTTAAACATTTTATATCTCCTATGTGTGTGTTTAAAAGTTAGGTTTTTATGAAGAACCCGTAACTTCATATATATTTATGCCGTCTTATAGATTTCTCTATATTTTGACATAGCCAATTCTCTGGCTAAGAACAATCTTAACTTGACATAATCACTTAATTCCTCATCGTCATGTAAGGATGTTTCAATCTTTAGTATGATGCGACGGGAATTAACTAATATATCCTCATCACTAACTAGAACCTGATTTGGATCAAGTCCCCAAGTTCTAATTGCGATAAGTCTGTATGGATTACTTCTTAGAAGCTTCGGCTTTTTTATCGTCGGCTTTTGCAGGACTAGCAGGCTTTGCGTCACTTTTTGTGTCTGCCTTGGGAGCATCCTTTTTCTTAGCCAATTTCATTTCTTCTTTTGGTGCTTCTGCTTTAGCAGCCGGTGCTGTAGCTGCCGGAGCAGGTGTTGCTGGCTTTGCGGCAGGGGTTGCAGTCTGGGCAAATGCTGTCAATGACAATGCTGATAGGATTACGATTGCTAATGTTTTCATTTTAAGTTTCCTTTAGGTTAATGAAGTAGATTTATATGTCTACATATATATAACGCGGTAGCTATTGATTCCGTTGACATAAATACATATTATGTTATATATATCTTATCAGGGAATTTACGACGGGCAAAACTATGAAGATGCCAATACTCCAAAACAAATAAACAAAGCACTTGGAAAAGGGTTTAGCTGTTTAATAGATGTTTGGCGCATTGATAATAAACTCTATGTCGGGACTGAACAACCAGTTATTGAAGTAACCGAGAAATATATACAAGGTCCACGCTTCTGGATTAATGCTGTAAATGAGGATATGCAAACTTGGATAGCTACCCAATCAAGTACATTGTATCCAAACTACTTTAACTTTGCGGCAAGTACTCCACCTCCACCATATGCTACTGCTAGCAATGGTAAACTGATTACCCCGGGCACAGTACCTATCAATACTGATAGTGTTATGTTTTTACCAGAAATAAACGACCGTAGCTTATATACTATGGTTAAAGTAAAAAGCTACGGAATATGTAGTGGATTTTTAACCCTCATCAAGCGTATGCGTAACGAAGGTATTTGGTATTAACCACCCCGACCGGTACGTCTAACTACACTTGCACCACCGAATCCCTTACTTGGCTTAGGAGCTTTTTGTTCAGCTTTCTTGCCTGTCATCATTGGTGCGTTTTTCTTTTTAGCTTCATTGGCCATGTTAATAAATGGATTGGGGTTTTTCTTTTCTGTCATTTTCTTACCTTTACTGAATCTAAGTAACTTACTATATTACCATATAACTCAATCATCATAGCTATTTTGCTATCATATAATCTCATGTATGGTTGTTTTTTCTTACCTTCAATCTTATTTACACCCAAGAAGAAGGGGCATTTGATTTTTTTATTGATCTCCATGACATACGCATGTTCACTAGTACCTTCTCTAAGTTTAAAATCACATTGATAATATTCAATCTCTGCCATTCTAAAAAGAAAATCACCGTACTCAGTAAGACGTAAACCATCTTGTCTGCCGCTTACCCATATACGCATCATAAGGGAATCGGCACTTGAATCCACACTGTGGTTGTTAGGTAGTTCGGCCAATACGGCTTCGGTTATAATTTGTTTAAGTGACTTGCGTTCACTCATCTGGATAAACTTTACTGCCGTTGTTCATAAACACGACACTAAATTTATCAGTTTTAAACTGTGCGTTTAGTTTACGACACAGATTTCTTGCATGTCCTGGATTACTAAAACTGGTCTTTTTATATTTAGGAGTTGCGTCAGGATCTTGATAATGCTGGCTCTTTAGATTGATAGGCTGACCATCATAGAAGACCGCCCATATACCTGCTGCCTCAACAATCTGGTCACATTTGTATGTTGTCTTGTCTACTAGTTCTAGTAATACATTAGGTTGTGTTCTACTCATTTACCATTTACCGCCGTTAATTTCTAGTTGTATAACAGCATCGTCATCATTTACTTTTTTGTTAAGTAAGTCATAGTTTTCTGCTATTAACTTAGCTATCTCATCACGCAACATTTTAGCCTCTTCTATAGGCAATACTAATGTATTGCCCCTAGTGGCTGAAACCTTGTCAATGAAACGCTTTATAATAATCATATATTATTTATCAAGGCCTCAGCATCATCTTTAGTTTTAAACGGACCTTGATACTCATATCGCTGAATAAAGATGTATTTAGGGCAAAAAATCACTTTATCTTCACTTCCTTGCTTAAACGTATACCATCCTGCGGCATAATAACACTTGCTTTTAGTCGTTTTGGTAAACAAATGAAGCTTGCGTTTAATGTCTAATATAGAGTTATATACCTTAGCCGTAGTAGGATATTCGCTGAAAGGTACTTCTTTCTTTTCGCTACTAAACTTACTAAAGTTTTGAAACTCAATCTGAGTTACTCGTTGAATAGCTTTGGTATTTTTATAATGAGTTTTGTTGCCGTTTAACTTAACTTCAAAGCCTGAGCCGTCTGCTAATACATTTCCTACTTTTTCATTGCCGTCAGTTACAATCCAGAACTGGTTCTTTACTACTGGTTTTGCGATTAGAGTTTTATTCATTATATTCCTTTGTTATCTAATAATAACATATTTTCAGTTTAAGTCAATAGATTTGGTTAACCTATTAAACAATAGCTTCTTGTATTCTTCAATATATAAATCTTTGTTAAAGGATATATCTTGCCATTGTACTTCTTTATACTTGACAGTTGAAATGTAATCATCCGTATATCCTAAATTCTTTAACGAAAATCCTATCTGCCCGGGCAAGCCTAGTCTATTACTATTTTGTGCCGTTGTATTAAACTCGTTTGCTAACTCAGTTGCAATCGTATTGTCTAAATGTTGATTTTTCCAATTGATCTTGGGACTATTTTGATCCGTATTTAGTTCGGTATAACCGTAATCTTTAAAATTCTTACCCAACTCACTATTAAAGGGAACTGCTTCATTCTTATACAGATTCAATCCATGAAAGATAAACGTATGTAACGGGATACTATCATCCATTAGTTGATTAAAAGTATGGCGCATAGAGTCTATTGGTTCTTCTGGTAATCCTAGTATAAAACTCCCGTGCATTGTTACTTGATTTCCATATCGTTCACGTATTTGTTTTATAGTATTGATTTGTTTTGCCCTATCAAACCCTTTACCAATTATTAATCCTGTGCGTTTATGTAGTGTCTCAATACCAAAATAAATCCCACGTAAACCTATATCATATAACTTATCAATCAATCCGTTGTTCTGTGCTATTAAATCTAAACGTGTGTAGGCCCAGAACTTGGGTTGAAAGGTCAATCGTTTAACTGTGTCGTGTAATATATCTAACTTGTATGTACTATCATTAAAGGTATCATCAAGTATATAAAAATTAGATACGCCGAACTTGTCATAGCTTGATTGCATTTCTTCATATAAGATATCACTGTGTCTAATAAAATCTAAGTTCTGTTTTCCATTCAATGGATAACTACAAAACTTACATTTAAAAATGCATCCACGTGCTATCTCTAATGGTAATACCTTAGCATTACCAACATCTAAATCTTCCCATTCAAATTTGCTATTGACAAAATCATAGTTATCATTTGTTCTGTTATCAACTATTGTAATACCGTATAAATTTTTATAGCTATTGACTAGTGGTGTATTATTTTTTAAATGATTGGCAATAGATAGAATACTGACTTCCCCGTACCCAATCACACTATAATCTATGTTCTTATCATTTAAGTTAGCGTGAGACTTTGTACCGCCTACTACAATTTTACAGTTATAGTTTCTGGATTTAATATGATTAACAACTTGAGTTTCAAAGTCAATACCCTGTGGCATAACTCCGGACAAGACAGGTTTATATGTTTTTGATCCGTCTGTGTTACTAGAGTCAATGATATTATTAAAGAAGGTTGTACTAAATCCTACAAACAATGTATTAACTGATACTGATTTGTCAATGACTTGTTTAAATTCTTCTAATGTAAATGCGTGTAGGTGATCTACAACTAAACAACTATATCCTTGTTGTCGTAGAGTATTGGCAATCTTATATGCACCGATTGCTTTATAGATAGTTACTGTGTCTGTTACATCAGTAAATATTACAGTATCATACATTATTTTTAAAACTTTTTTCTACCTTCATATCAAATACTACATGTTCAGCCCATTTATGTAATGTCTCTATACCCGGATGTATATTATCTCTTGCCAAATCAACATGGTTTTCCAATGTTATATTTACTAAATCAATGTCCGGATTTGTAAACCAAGTGTAATCAAAATAAGGTATGTCTTTACACATTACTTTAGCTGAATTTATTGCACGTTTAGCAAAACCCAATCCCTGATAATCATGTGTAACCCAACCAAAAGATAAAGGATGCTCTTCGGCTGAAGTAATATTACCCGCAGACCAATCTTTAAGTCTTTTGTTTGGCATCATTTCTAAAACTCTACTAGGATCAGGCCAAATAGTCACTATAGCTTTTGGTTTTATTCCGGCATTAAGAAAATCAGTAAGTAATGACCAGATCCTCATCACACTTGAATGTGGCATACCTAGATTAATAGTAGGTATATTAGTAATACGTTGTATATGTCCGGTGATAGTATTTTCTACATCAACGCCCACCCCAAACACATTGCTACATCCAAACACTGCGATTGAACATTCCCAATCAATATCATTAAAATCTTTATCACATCGATAGCCGTGACTATTTACCTTGTATGATATTTCTTTACTACGCCATACCCAATCGATTGGCATTTTTTTTAAAGATTGCTCATAGTTTTCTAAACTATCAGGGCCCATCCAATAGTTACATTTATCTTGATCCTGAATCAATAATCCATTTAAATGATCGTCTACGTTAGGGAAATTATATTTTTTTGTCATCAAACGTTGTTAATCTAGTAACACCTTTGTGTTTAGTAAACAGATGGTCAGTATACTTACCGTCAATCTTTAATGGTAAATCTAAATGAATATGTAATATAGGTCCTATTTGGTCACTGATAACAGTATCATTGCCCACACTGCCTATCCATCGTATCTTTCCATGCATACCGGTCACTCTAGCCATAAACTCATATTTAGGCTTATAACGATGTTGTTCAAAATATTCAGCTAGACTTGCCATTTTTTAATTCCATAACAGGTAGAATACTATTATCAAAAATCTGAGCCATTGTGTTATACAATCCCTTACGCTCTTCCGGTGTCATTCCTGATAACCAAGGAGGGCCATTTGGATCTTTGTCTAATCCATAATCATGTCGATATGTATAGCACATATCATTAATGATTTCTTCACGGGTTTTCATGGCAACTTTCCTAGTACACTACAAGTGTCTTTTAATACATTATAAAATTCGGGTAATGATTCACTAAACTTTTGTTTTCTATGCTCATCAATAGTTATTATATACTGAAATGCTTTTTCTAGCAAGTGTTGGTTATCCAAAGTATTCATATAGTTTAATACTTGTATTGAATGTGGGTCAGTTAACTTGCTACACAAATATTCTTTTGTTTCTTTACTCAATGCATCTACGCTATAATAGTCTGGTCTAAACACCATACCAATGAATGGTTTGGGTAGTTCTTCAACACGACACCATTCAATAAACTCATCAACATAAAATACAGTAAAGATACTCATGGTATGAGATATACTTAACATAAGATTACTATTCTCTTTACGTTTTTGTTTATAGTGTTGTATGTTCTCATACACTTCTGACCATACACCTGGCCATCTAGTATATTCATATACTAGACCAGTACCGTCAATACTTAACTGCATGTTGATAGCTTTAAACTTACTCCATCGTTCCCAAAATCTTTCGTCGGGCATGATAGTACAGTTGGTTGTATAGTGTATAGTTATGTTCTTTGCGTTATGTTCTATCAGATAATCTAGGTATTCTAAATGTTCTTCAATGCCACTAACGAATGGTTCACCACCTGGCATTTCAATCAATATTAAATCATCAGATACACTTTTTATATTCGTTAAAAAGTTTGGTTCTGCATAATATCTATTATGAGGCCAAGATTTAGTTTCGGGGAATACTTTTTTAAGCTTATGTTCTTCAGTAAGCCATCTGCTACTTGCATAGCTTTTACACGTTCTACAAGCTAAGTTACATATGTTGCCAAATGGAACTGAAAGTACTTTAAATGAGTTTAAGTCAGGTTCAGTCTCATTAAATACCGTTACCCAATCTCGTTGGCGTTTAGATAATATACCGGAAGCTTCGTCTTGCCAACATCTACTACAACCTTCAGGCTTTTTTCCGTCTAGGAAATCTTGTTGTAGTTGTTTACGTTCATCACTTGCTAAGAAATCAGGTAAGTTTTTTGCAAGCATATTTTTATACTTACAACAAGGTCTAAAGTCTTGTTGAACTTCAATATCTAACCCTACCCAAGGGTAATAGCAAATGTGTTCATTCATCAGTTATTTAACTGAAACTTTTTTAAGTATTTTTTTGCAATGGAATAATCTTCTACAAATGGCTCATCTAGCATCTTACGATATTCGATAATGATTTCCATAGCATAGGACCGATCTTCATCTTCTAAAGATTCCCACCAAACTGCTAGTTCTTCGGGTGTTTTGTTTAAAATGTATTGTAAGTTGTTGTAATCTCTGTTCATTTTATTCTCCTAGTTTTTCCCAAACGTATTCAGATTCTTTCATATATGCTATTGGTTGTAGCCAACCATTCTTTATAGCTTCCATAATCATAAGTTTATATTGTCTTGGGCAGTCATTGCTAATCTCAAATCCAGCACGTGGCGCCATAAGAAATCCATTATGAATATGAAAGTCAGGGTCATCCTGTCGTATTGTTTTAATAGTTTTGTCAGGCGTAGTAAAGGTCATTTTTCTTGGTCAGCTAATGTTGTGAAAAAGGTTTTAACTTTGGTATCATTATCCCAAGCTACAGTATAATCATTATCTTTATCAGATAATACCAATGCCTCATCATATGTAACAACACGGTGACTGATAATCTGTTCCCCGATATACTCTTGGCTGAATTCCTTTGCCTTTTCCATTGTTACTGTATCTAACGCCCATAATGTTTTGTCGTTGCCATAGTCGTCAGTGCCTACAGGTACCTCAATCATATAACGTTTACGGAAGGTATCAATAGATTCTACAAGAACCCATTGTGTTTCTTTCTTAGTTAACATAAAACTTCCATCTCCATTATCTTTCCAAGTTAATGAATCACCTTCGACCCAACCCGTTTGTTCCAACATATCCGGTGGAAACTCCAAAATAAAGTCGCCGGTATCAGGATCTTCCTGTAATTCAACTGTCCAGCTAGTTTTCATACTAAACTCCCTTGATAAGGACTATTCAACCATTTTGCATATGTTTCAGCTTGCTCACTAATCTTAGTCAGCTCATACTTACCGCAGAACTTCATAAAGTGAATGCCAACCTGAGGGATAGTCGTAGTACGAACACCCTCTTTAATACGTGCATCAACCAAGTCTTTGATTTCTTGGGGTTGTGCAGTCAGGTCAATAAGTACACGATTACGTTCATAGTCATCTTTTACCCTATGCTCAACTTCATTGTGGTCTACCCAGCGTTGCAACATCATGTTGTTCCAATGAAAGCCTTGCTTATTTCTATCAGCATAAGCCTCAGTTAGTCCAACTTTGTTCTTACTACCTTTCTCACGTACCCCGGGATAAGCAGAAAATACATTGTCAGAACTATCACCACGCATACACTTCATAAAAAGATGCCATTGCGGGTCACCTAACAGTTTGGGTTCTTTAGTTTTCTTATCTTTAACAATCTTACCCTTGTCATCAAAATAACCGTCAAGTGTAATCAGTTGATTAGACACCCCATTATATTGCTTGACATTTTCATTGATAAGTTGAACATAGTCGGTATCGCTTGAAATGATAAAATGCTCATCGGTCGGATGTAAGTGAATAAAACGGGCAATCATGTCGTCAGCTTCAGCCCGTTCATGTCTGAGTACTGATACGTTTGTTTTTTCTTTTAGAAATGTAGTGAACTTTTCATAAGTATCCCAAAACATTTCATTTTCTTCACGTTCTGTTTCAGTTTGTGATAGCGCATCAACCACACGATTTTTCTTGTAGGGCTCATAATGATCCTTACGCCAGCTACGACCTTCTAAGCAGAATACAACGTGATCGATTCCAAACTTGCGAACGATTTGATTAGTACTTGCTAGTGTTAAGTGAAGTGCCATGCCGATCTTTTCCCATGTATCACTATTACGTGATGCAATGTGACGGGCACGGAAGAATGTGTTAGCAGTATCAATGAGTGCGTATTTCATATGTATAAAGGTAATGTTAATATGTATATATTATACACTATGTTTGATTTATTGTCAACTAACTTCTGTACGACCGTCACCTAAGTTTTTAGTACGGACCATACGTAAGTCACGGTTTGTAGGATCAGCTTGTTGTTGCTCATAGACCTCGAGCGCAATATTTCTGCAAATTGTTTGAAACCAACGATCCACCAACACATTGTCTGTGTCACTATCTTTTTGTTTGTAACCTGCACGAATCAGATTTAAAATGAACTTTTCATTCCAATCAAGTTCAAACGCACCATTGTTAACATCATTGGGATCAAGCTCCATACTCAGTATGTTGATGTACGGCTCACCTGCTGCCGTTGCTTTTTCTTTAGCAGTAAGTTCGGGTGCAACTTTCTTTTCCTTAACCTTTTTAGGTTCAGGTTCAGATTTAACTTCTGGCTTCTTAAATAAGTTTTTTATTTTTTCAAACATTTGTATCTTTCGTGTAGTTTAAAGCTGGCAAGATTTTTTGCCTTCGATTCGCACATCATATCAAAGTTATCGATAAATGTCAATGCCCAATCGTTCACTGCTTCGTTCCAATAGTAATCACTATGTGCCCGAAGCTTCTGTTTACTGTATCCCGCTTCAATCAACGCACCATGAGAGGGTAACTGTGATCCGGAATGTCCGACAAGTACATCTTCACGGCTGACGGAGTAATGTAAAGTAGGCCGAACACCACGCCAACTATCAATGACCATTTTAACACGGTCGTCAGAAGGTTCGATGTATTCTCCTTCACGTATCCAATTATGGTGTATGTCCATGACCGTAGGTACGAGGTCAGATAATGATAAGCAGTCAGTAAGTCCATGTGTGTATTCCTCATTTTCTAGTGTTAGTGTGTTTCTTGCTTCGGGGCTGAGTCTTCCGTAAACATCTCTGATTCCTTGTGGGCCTCTACGCCCAGATATGTGTATATTAATCTTAAAATCCTGGAAATTTCTACCGAACCCCATCCATCTGGCCATATCTGCATGATATTCAAACTCCTCTATACTCTTATTTACTACCTCATCACGGTCGCTTGCTAAAACTACAAATTGATCGGGATGAAATGAAAGACGTACATCATTTGCTCTAGCTGTCTCACCGATGGGTGCAAACCATCGTTGTAAACTATTTTGTACATCAGTACTTTGCCAAAATTCTTTGTATCCATCCATAGTATAAAAACTAAGCATATCACTAGTAAGACGAACCATACGCAATTCGGGTTCTAATGTAGCAACACGCTTAACCAATGCGTGAGTATTCATAATATTGCGTTTAGCAACATCCATAATCTTTTCTTCCACTACACTACGGTTATTACGTTTTGCCCATGCTTGAGTAGTGCCACCCGTGTTAAGACCTTCGGCTGAAACAATCTCACCTTTGTGATTGATTTCTGCCCATTTACAAGCAAAACCAATGCGTTTAATGTTAGTGTCAAAAGAGTGCATAGAAGTCCAAAGTGATAAATAATAAGATATAGTGTAACATATTTACGCAATAAAGTCAACTATTTACGGATATCATTATGAAAATTACTGAAGTTATTACCGAAGCCGCAAACCCAGCACAACAAGCCGCTATTGCTATTGCTAAAAAGAAAGAGCAAGGAATAGATGAGGATTGGAACAAGGTCAACAGGAAAGACAAAACGTCCGGTATGAGCCGTAAGGCGGTAAAAGCATATCGTAGAGAAAATCCAGGTAGCAAATTGCAAACAGCAGTTACTACCAAACCTAGTAAATTAAAGCCTGGATCAAAAGCTGCCAAACGCCGCAAGAGTTTCTGTGCTCGTATGAGTGGCAACAAAGGTCCTATGAAAAAGCCTAATGGTAAACCTACTCCCAAAGCATTAGCACTACGCAGATGGAATTGCGAGAGTGTAGAGCAAATGGAAGAATTAGTAATGCTAGCTGAACAATATATTAGAAACCTTAAGAAATAACGTGCGAGCAAACGAATTCATTAGTGAAGCTATTAACCGTAGAGACCTGCTTAAAGGTGTAGCAGGCGCTGCCGCATTAGGTGCTACCGGTTTAGCTAAAGCAGGTGAATATCAAGATTTAGAAACTATAAAAAAAGAACCTGACGTTTGGATGCCTAGATTTGAACAACTGCAACAACGCAGTAATGGTATGCTGGGTAAGTTAATGCGAGCTGCCGGACCAGAATGGGCACAAAGACTGAAGGGTGCAAAAGTTATTGTTATGTCAAATGACCAATGGGTTCAAGGAAATGCTGGCAATCGTACTGTCAGTCTTGACCTAACTGTGTTTTGGGATGCTCCTGACTCCACACTAGCATTTGCTATAGCACACGAACTGGGACACATTGCCCTAGCACACAATGACCAGCCAGATCCTAAGAAAGCACGTCAGGAAGAAATGGATGCTGACGACTTTGCTATTAAGTTATGCAGGGCTTTGGGTTACAACAAAGTTGAGATGTTCAAGTTCTTGCATCAAAAACAATCTGATTACGACTTTTATAATAGTATAACTAAACTACCTAATAGCAGTCATCCTAGTTATGACCAACGTATCAATCGTGCAGATCAAAAAGGATTTCAGTTATCAAAAGGTGGTGTTAAACAAATGAATACGCTAATGACACACTTAGCTTAAGCTGTCTCAAACATTGCAGGATCCAACTCAAGGGATCCTTTTTTTACCTTCTTCTCGGCTTTAACTGTCTTAGTTATTGTACAGTTCATTGCAGTAATCATTGGGCTATATAACAGTATCTCTCTTGCCACTGTAGCAGTCTGACTAGTTATCTTACCATCACTATCCTTGTTCTGCTTACGTCTTCCTGCAGTATAAGTTACATCATAATAACTGATAGATAGTTGACCTTGATTGTCGGTATAAAAAGTATCACCTGCATCACGGTTACAATACATAACAAGATTGCCAGCTAAGTCAGATTGTTTACAAAAGTCCATTAGTTGTATATGTTGATTGTCATCGAACACCTGACTATAACTAGTGAAACTATCTCTATAAGGTGGGTCAAAGAAGAACAATGCTTTGCCTTCAATATGCTTAGTACAAGCACTCCAGTCACCACAAAAGATATCAACCTTTTGTAAGAAGTTGTGCCATTCAATCACGTTTTGCTTGTCATAGCATGATGTAGTTTGAGTTAATAAACCACAAGGTGTAGCATATCTACCTTTACTAGCTTGAGTAGTTTGCCAAATACCATTAAAGCCAGTCTTCATTAAGAAATACAATGTAGCCGACTCAGTAGTTTTATTCCACTGAGAGTAGTTAGTTGTATATTCTGTACGTAGATTGTAATAGAATGTTTTACGATCCACTTTACTTAGTGGCAAGTATTGAGATTCTAATGTATCCATTCTTGCGATAAAGTTAAGGTGATCTGTTTTGATAGCAGTATAGATGCCTACAATCTCAGGGTTAATATCGTTCATAATGAACTTCTTAACTGTGGGATTATTTTCGTAGATATGAATCATCATAGCACCACCACCGAAGAAGGGTTCTACAAAAGTGTCATAACCTGAGTATGGGATGCCGGGGTCAAGCTGGTACTTAGGTATCATCTTATTCTTGCCACCGGCCCAGATGTATAAAGGTTTCATATTATATACTTATGTTTACATAGCCATCAGAAATTGCTTGAGAATCATGACCACGCTCACTCTTCCAGTCAAACTTCAATTTAGAAAATAATGATAAGTCATCAGTATCTGCAATGTTTACCATCTTCATTTTATCTTGGTCAATGATAACTAAACTATCCCAGTTATCAACTTCTTTGTACCATGCCAATACTGATTTTCCTATTGTTCTATAAAAATCATCTGCTGATCTTTTAGTTAATAATTCACTAACCAATGTAGTAACATCACGGCCCGGATATAGTTGCGTAAAATATGTTAACAATATTTCTTTTTTGTTAGTGTTAGTGTCAAACCATGATAACCATTTACTAAAACACTGACCTTTTGTTCTTTTAGTTTCTTTTGTTGGACCTGCCCTATGGCCCTCAAAAACTGTTAAATTTAGTTGGTCTTGTACACGTACTGCGTTGGCCAATGGCTTAAGACTTGCCCCGTTGTTTTTTAACTCCCGAATACCACCGGCTACTTTGCCGTCACCTTTACCCCCAGTACGCTCAAAGGTCCAACCTTGAATAACTAATGCAAGGTATAGTTCACCGACACCTAAACCTTTGCCTTTAAATCCAACTAAAGCCGGCAATAGACGTTGCCAAGTTTTGTTGTTTTTCAATGCTTCTGGATATAAATCTTCAAACTTGAGAATAAACGTAGTATTAAACTTTTCACCACCTATCAAGTTATCTTCATTAAGAAGAATGTCAAGCATCTCATGACCATCTCCGCATTTACAGTGTTCAGTCCATGCAAATGCCATAAAGTATTTACACCACGCCTTGAGTCCGATTTTTTTACTAGGCATCATCTTACGCTTAGTAAGAAGAAAGTTAACCTTTTTTTCAAAATCAGCAATATTCATGTTGTTCATATTATTCATTGTAGTCTGCGTTGTCAATCTGATCTTGCCTAAATGCCCGGGCATCGGCTTCATAGGTAAATGTCTCTAAAA